CCCGTGCTTCGGGTTCAATCCACCAAAACAGTTCCTGCGCGATCTTGATCGTTGGGGCAAAATAAAGCGGGAACGTCATCGCCCCGCTGATGCCAACGATTTCACCGCCGCGATCCACGACCCAAAAAGCAAAAGTGTCGCTTTCCAGTGCTTGATCGTAAAACTTTGCAAACCCAGTTTCGTCAAAAGCAGCACGTTCCGACATAGGCGAAGCAGCAAAGAAGGCTTCGGCCTGCTTTACCAACGCTTTTTTGTCTTCGTGATTTGCTCGCCGGACGCGCATCATGCAGCCTCTCGCGGATTGCGGCTGCTGGAGGCCATCTATCTCAGCGCTCCCATTATTGCCGAATTTGCAAAATTTTGCAAGCATTTGCGATCAATCCTCTTCCCATGCTTGGCACGAACGCAAGTTATGGCAAATGAAGTCGAACTTCTTGCAATATCCACGACCGCCACCATCACGATCGAAGTCATCAAGCGGGATGCTTTCCATCATCGCCTGCATCATCGGGCTATTCTTAAAATATTCGCAGTTGGCGCACAAACGGCGGCGCGCCTCTTTCTCAGAAAGCCCCCATGCCTTCGCCAAGCCTTTCCAATATTCTTTGTTCGCAGTCGGTTCGATCGATGTGTTTTCAGGGCCAAGTTGCCATTCATCAATGACGCGCTTTCGGTTCTTCTTGTTTTCCGCGGGGGAAACGATCTTTTCCTGAGGCAAGCCAATAAAAATTTCGTCCATGCCCATCTCCTTAAAGCGTGATCTCGCGCCCTGAAGCACGAATGGTCAGTGTTGTCGCTGCGCTGGCCGTCGTTGAAATGTAATCCGCATCGACAAGCACCTGACCTACCATTTCTGGGCAAGTGTAACATTCCCCGACCTGAATGTTTCGGGCGTTTACGATGCGGTTTGCAGCTGATGCAGTGCCAAGGTTCGTCACCACATTGATCGTGATGGTCGCTGCGGCTGCGCCATTGTTGGTCACTGTGAGCTTATCCACAATCGCGTTCACGCCTGTTGCGGTGTATTGCACGGTGTTTGTGTTCTCGGCCAGCTTTGACGCGATCAGAACTGTTGGTTTTACTGTCATTTTTGTCTCCTATTGCTGAACCTGCGTTACTGTTAGAATGATTGCTGGCGCTGCTGGGGAAAAGGCTGTGGACGCAACACTATCAATGGTTACATTGGTGTCACTTGCCGCATATGCCATTTCAATATAATCGGAAGCCGCAAGGGAAATGGTTTCTGTCAGCGCCACGGTAACATATCCATTGCTCACATCACTGGTGACGATCCGTGTTGTGTTAGGAACATCAGTTCCATTCTTTCTGAACCAAACGTAAACATCTTTCTTTGAACTGTTTCCGCTGCTGATCTGAACACGCGCTTCGAGTTGATAAAGACCAGAAGCAGGAACAACGATCCGTGATGTGGGCGCTCCTATTGTCACCCCGTTGGAAATGTCGGTGTTGTCAAATGTTAGCGTGTATGCAGTGTTCGTTGCAGCGGGTGTTGCGTCTGTTGTTTTGCTGAACACCCCGTAATACTGCATCTGTTCGATCGTGGGGCGAACAAACACAACACCATCGGACGCATCAGAAACAAGGCAGGCCGCAATCGGGATCACATTGTTGGGTGCGGTGGGCTTCACATTGGTGAAAGCGCCCGCAACAGTTGGGGACGGATAAAGCAGATCCCCGGCGCTAAAGGAACTGGTGTCGATACCCCGAATATGCCCCCAGCTGGTGCAGTAACCCTGCGCGCCTGTGTCTGGGAGGTCATGCTTCATCACTCCCAAGATATACAACGAAGGCTGTGAACCGTCTGCAAGATATGGGGCAACAGAAAGCGCGCCGCCAGCGCCAACACCAGCAAACCCAATAACAGTTCCATTCGGGATCGTCACGCCAGTATTATTTTCAACAAGAGCATATGTTTCCATGCCAACCTGCTGAACCACACCGTATTCCATGCCAATCTCAGCAGTGTGTTCATCATCATGCCATGAAACCCGACCTGTGCGATGCTCATGTGGGGCACCAATGTTCAGATCGACGTAATCCGTCACCACCGATGTTTGTGCGTCACCGATAGGCGCAACAGCCAAAAGATCAGCTAAACGCTTTGCTGCGTCTGCCTGAGATTGCGCAGATATAGCGTTAGCAATAGCAACCTCGGCTTTGTTGTCTGCTGCTGATGCAGAATATCCAGCGGCTTCGACAAGTATCGTCAGCGCCGCGATGTCAGTAGGCGTAATATCACCCGCAACGATGAAAAGGCGTTCAAGCGCCTTGACCATCTCAGGGTCTTGACCCGCAATTCGCGCAATTTGATTTCGTGTCGGGACACTTGGATCAGCCATCAGAACGCCAGCGGCTCAAGCCGCGCCTCCAACCTTGCAATTGCCAGATGCGCTTCAGACGTGCCACGAAAACGCTGGATGCGCCAGTTATTCATGTGACCCTGCTGAAGCCAGACAAGGCGCTTGGCGCGCTGCCCCAACGTCCCTGCGCGGATCGGCTTTTCAACGCTCCACGTTTCCCCGTCGCTGGAATACTGCGTCCAGACCGTCGGGGAGACGCCAGGAGCAACGTGCCCGGTCAAGGCGATTAGTTCCATGTCGTGAAAGATCGCGCCGTTGCTCTCGTTGTAGATGATCTGCGTGCCAAACTCCCAGCCGATCGTCTCACCCCAATGCGATGAAATGGTGTCATCCAAATACCCAAACTGATTTGTGTCTGGGTGACAGACGTTCCACTGGTCATAGCACCAGATGACCGTGCAGGCGTTCCACTTGCCTTCGCCAACCAGCGTTGAAGACAGCGAGAACCAAACGGGCTGTCCCATTACTTGCGTTGCAGCGCCATCAAACACCAGCGTGTGATTGGGCAAGTGAACGATCAAGAACTGATGCGATTTGTCAGTGCGCTCTTCCAAAAACGCCACGGAAAGCTGAGTTTCGGTGTATGTCGCAATGATTTCTTCGATTTCGCTCGTGGCGATCTTCTGGGTCGTTCCGTTTGCGCCCATGTAAATCGAAGGCGCTTCGTTGCGGCCACCGCCCAAGAACGCGATGTTATCCATAAAGACGCAGTTGGCGTGCGTTCCGACTGTTCCCTTCTGGATTTGTGCGCCTGCGATACGCTGGAACGGGAAGCCAGTTGTCCCCACGTTGTCAAAGACCTCGATCGTGTATCTGTTCAGAGCATAGATTTCGTTGCGCAGCTTCAGGAGACCTTTGACGGGATCGGGGTCAGCTTCAGATGAGCCATACTTTAGCGGGTTCACAGCAAACGGATCATCAAGGTCAGTCACGACCAGAAATTCCCCGTCCGTTGTCATGTAATACCCATCAACCCAAACAACATCCAAGGCAGTGGAAAGATCGGGGTCGGTAACTTGCGTCAGCGTTGTTCCATCATACAGATACAGGCGACCGCCAGAAGCGACCGCAAGATAAGTGAAGCCATAGTCAAACGTAACGCGACCACCGGCCCCAACATATCCGATTTCCGTCACGGTGTTATCTTCTGCGATAGAAACCAGCTTGGCTCCCATCACACGATACAGCGTGCCGTTCCAGTTGATGCCGCCACGGTTTATCCCTGGACCAGTCCCCGCTTCAACAATGCCATCAGCGGGGCGAAGATAGCCCGCCGAAATGCCTGTCTGCTTTGGCACAGGAACCAGGTTCTTCGGATATGATGTCTGAAAATCTGGCGTTGCGTCAGTGTAAATGCCGTTCAAGATTGGTATTTGCATTTATTTGTGACCTCGCAACAGATGCTCTATTACAATTTCATGATTTCGATCAATTTTGTTGCTAATATCTTTGATGTCCTCTTTTATCGTGCTTTGCAAAAGCTTGATATCTTCGTCAGTCTGGTCAATGCGCCGTTGCAAAAAGTGCAATTTTGTTCGCGTCTCTGCAATTGCGGACACCAGCGCCACTAACAAAGCGAGGAGTTGCCAATATTGAACAACGTAATCTACTAGCATTCTAAGTCCCTCCACCGTGCGGGCCTTCTTTGCACAATCGGACAATTATTCCGACGATCAAATGAGCCGTGGGCAGTGTTAATATTTTCCACGCGTCATCCAAATCAACAATCAAATGTGATGATCCTATTGTGATTTCACTTGTCGCAAGAATTGGCGTACCAGCCCCCCACACACTCAAAAACACCCAGTCTTCAAAGTTTCCAAAACCGCGCGCGTTCCACTGTGTAATCAATTCATATGCCGCCCAAAAAAACATTACGGCAGTGCAAAGAGCTATTTTGTTTGGATATTCACCCACACCCAAAAAGTAAGCATAAGCCGCAATTCCTGCAGAACATGCGCCCAACGCCATATGCGCCAAATGTGATTTGCCATATTCAAACCAATTTTGTTGATTTTCTGAAATTCTTAATTCTGAAATAATTTTGTCAAACATCTTAGCCAACCCTGACCCACGTTGAATTGACACCATCATAACGCATAGTGAAAAATCCGTTTGCTGCCAGCGTGGTCGGTGCGCCAACAACAGACGCCCCGGATGAAACGGTCAACGAAGTGACGATCTGCGTGCAGCTCACGGTTACCGTGTCTTTGTCAGACGCACCAGCTGGCAGAACGATCGCACCAGCCGCATAAGTGCTGACGGGCGTCAGGATCAGCCAGACGTTGCCGGTGTTCACAGTAACGCTGAAGCCAGTGGCAGCAGGCGCTGCATATTGCGTGTTCTGGGTCACGGTGGTGACGTTCGCGTTCACATAGCCCATCAGCGTCGTGATGGAGCATTTGCGTGCGTCGCCCTGGCTTTGCTTGTAGACCGGGAGCAGGTCGCCGCCGGTCAGGGTGTCAGTTGCTGAAAGCTGATTGATGGTAGCCATGATTTAATCCAAGTCCAAGATGCTATCCGGCCCGGCTTGCAGCGGGTCGGCGGGAGGTGCGAGAAACGGGTCTTTGCGGCTGCGCCAGTGCTTGTTGCCAGCACCAGCCGGGATCGCCATGTTGTCCAGCTGCATCTCGACCGGCTTGGCCGACTGCGCGATGATCTGGTTATAGGCGTTCTTGGCCGAGGCCTTCGTGTCAGGCGAAACCGTTTTGTAAAAGCCCGGCGCGATCCGCACAGCGAGGTTCAGCACCATCGCTTCAAGCGCGCTGTCAGGAACGCCAGTCGCTTGATCCAAGTCACTGTCAGCAGGCGAAGAAGGCAACGGATAGCCAAGACGGATGCCCTTGCCGTTCCAAGTTGCCATCATAGCATCGAGCCGACGAAGCGCGCCTTCAAGCTGCTGCGGCTGTAGGTCAAAGACATACGAAGCTAGACCAATCTCTTCGAACGCCTGATTAACGATGTCCCGCTTCGTGTATGCCATCTCTTATTCCTCGGCCTTGGGCTTGCGCGCGCGCCTTGCAGCGGGCTTTGCAACAGGGCCAGACTTCGCTTCGTCAGTCGATTTGGACCAGCCTTCTTTTACTTTCGCGTCCACATCAGCTTCGTCAACAATGATGTAATCAAACTTGTCGCCGTGAATGTCGTGTTGCCCAGGGTGCTTATACAGCATAACGCTCATTTTTTCTTCCTCTTCGGTGCTTTGGAGGGCTTGCCGGCACGTTCAGCCGCTTTTCGCGCCGTGCTGAGTGCAATCGCCGTTGCTCGTGCGCGGGTCTTGCCCGACTTCACTTCTGCTTTGGTGTTTTCACCAATCGACTTGCGTCTGTATCCTTGCTTCAACGGCATTGCGCTATCCTCCAATCAAGAAAGGGTGGGACCGAAGCCCCACCCCATTATTATTAAGTCTGCGAGAACAGCATGATCCCGGCCATTTCCGGGTTGACCATCGCCACACCGAAAAGCGTATCCCAGCGATACTTGGTCTTCTGGGTGTTGATGTCGAATTGCTTCTGCATCACAAGTTCAACGCCCTGATCGGTTGTTGCGCGCATAATGTCTGCACCCGCATCGGTCGGAACCGCCAAAGAAGCAGGCAGAAGTTCAATCGCGTCACGGTGCCAGAAGCAGTTCATAGGCGCAGTCACAGTGTTCAGGAAGGTGATTGCTGCGCCGTTTGCAGGCGTTGCAGTTACGTTCTGATACTGTGCTTCTGCGTCAGTCGAGCCACCGTTCGAAACGATTGCTGGGCTGATTTTCACAGTGCCGGTGCCACCAGAACCAGTCAGAATTTCCACGATGCGGAAAGTCTTCAGTTGGCCAGTGTCCTGCTTGGTGATGTGGTGAACAGCGTTCACACCTGTGATGGTGAAGCAGTCGCCGACAGCAACAGTGCCAGAACCAACAGTGATGGCTAGGGTCTGGTAGCGGTTGTCAACGTTCGAGGTTTCGCCGGTTGCTGCAGTCGAAGTTGCAGCGGGGGTGTGATACTGGTTTGCGCCGTTGATAGTAACGGTTGTGCCAGCAGCAGCAGTCAAGCGTTGTCCGTTGTCCATTTTGAAGGTCTGGAAGCCAGCAACTTCACCAACATACGAACGACGATAGGCCTCGGTCGGGATGTTGTTCATGGTCTGGCGGGCGGCCAGGTCAGCGGCCATGCCGTTGTAATCACCGCTGGTCAGCGCGAAGTTGCGATCGCCCATCATGACGCCCTGTTCGTTCATCAGCCTATCGGCTTCTGCAACGTCTGAGTAGCCACCGGCGGCGGTGGTGCGCTTCACAACCAAAGTGCCCTGGTTCGATGCAACCGAAAGAACGGCAACGTTGATATCAGATGCCAGCTTCTGTGCAGCCGACTTACCCAGGCGGTTCTCCTGTAGATCGTCACGCAGGTCTTTCGCCGTCATAAGCGCAGTGACGTGCTTCTGGTAGCCGATGGTTGCCGGAACCGCGAGCTGGGTGTTGTCACCGAAGTTGGAAGTTGCATCCGAGCCATCATACGACTGCGCGATGTAGGGCACCGGACGCCAGATGGTGTCGCTCGAACGCTCCATCTGCTGACCATTGGTGTTGTATTTGTTTACCAGCGACGACAGAACGAGCGCGTCGTTGAAGCCGGTGAGGATGTCTTCGAACGCGACGCGTTCTTCTTTGGAAAATGCGTTAGCCATTGGCTATCTCCATTCAGGTTAGGCGGTCCGCTTCTTTCGCTGTTTATACGCGTAGACTTCGGTATAGTTTCCGGTTTTCTCAGCCTCTTTGCGGAGCCGCTCAAGGGTGTTGTCAACGGACCCGGACGGGCGGCCTGTGCCGCTGATCGTCGGTTCCGGTTTCGATGTTGCTTTGCGCTTCGTGACTTTCAATTGCGTCTCCAATTCGGCCGCTGCGAAAGCGAACTTCACCGGGTCTTTAATCGAGGCGAGTTCCTTCGCACGTTTCGGGTTCTTGCCCAGCGCATAGACCAACAGCGCAGGGTTTTTGGACCCTTGCAGGATCATGCCCTGTTGAGTGACGGACAACGTTTCTTGAACGGTGTCCTCGGCGTATTCGAAATCACGCACTTTCAGATCGGACTTGGCCGACTGATAGCCTTCCAGCTTCTGCTTCCACTCACGCTCCGCGGCTTCCGCCTCGGCCTGTCGTGCAGCTTCTGCCTCGTCGTGCTTGCGCTGCCGGTCATAGTACGCTAAAAGTTCCTTTTTATATCGCTCGGCGTCGTAATCGAATGCCTCAAGCGTTGGCTCCTGCCCGAGTTCTGCGACCTTGGTCGCGCCCGTGGCTGCTGCCAATTGCTCTTCCAGTTCACGATTGCGTTTTTTTAGCTCTTTACGTTGTTTGCGAAGATCGCGCACCCATTCAGGCGCACGCTCGGTTTCCTCTTCCTCGGGGGGCGGCGCTTCCTCCCCAATGGTCACGACGACGCCATCTTCCTCCTCAGCTTCGGCCTCGGTTTCATCGCCCTCGTCCGCAGCGGTGATTTCCTCTGCCTCGTCCTCGTCGATTTCCGGCTCCTCTGCCTCGAAAGTGTCCAGATCGGTTTCGTCGATTTCCTCTGCCTTATCAGTCATTAGACCCTCATGATATTCTCACCCCAAGTTAGCGGCGGGGCGGTTGCCGCATTCCTTGCGCGCCCTGAACAATCCCTTGCAGGGTCTGCGCTGTTTTCACTGCACTTTCACGCTGGTCATTCTCGACCGATGAAAGCGTTTCAATCGTCTTCGCACGGGTCTCTTCCGCACGGGCGATAGTGTATTCTGTATCTGCTTGCGCCCTGACCGCTTGGGCTTGCTCTTTCTCTGTTATAGCCTGAATCAAATTAGATTGCGGGTCAGGCTGCTGGTTCTGCATTGCCTGCATCATTTCGGCCGCCTCATCCTCAGTGGGCTTGATCACGCCCATCATCACCAGACGCTTCCGGAAAAAGTCGCGCACACCCCCGATGCCTTCGCCTTCCATGTTCATCATCGCCATCGAGGTCAGAACCATGCGGGTTTCCGGGTCTTGGCTGATTTGGATCATGCCCATCAGCGCGCTGACCGTTGCCGATCGCTTCGAGGACGAGGACGGCCCAACGTCGACAGCTACGTCAAACTTCGCTCTTGATATGTCGTTTTCGTATTCAATTTCGCCGGTTTCCTCGTTCAGCATCGGCCGGCCGAGTTCGACAGAGGACAATTCGCCCTGCGCGCCGACGGCCTTCATCTTACGACCTGGCTCAACGAGGATTTCCTTGGCCATCGAAAGCCAGATTTCGCCGCTGCGCTTCACGGCCTTGGCCATGTTGCTCAGGTAGATGAACGACTGCATGTCAAGGCGCGACTGGATCAGTTCGATCGCCTTGCCGCTGATGTTTGGTGCGATTTCTTCGCCAGCTTCCTGCTTGCCAAGAATGTCTTGCATGTCCTGTTCGGTGATCTGCAAAAGCGCGGCCATCGCTGCGGGGATTTGCGGCGGCTTGGTGTATCCGATCGGGCCAGACGCCATCTCATTGCCGTTGGCGTCCTGGACGGGGTTCACCAGCAGGAAAGCATAGTTCTTGAGGTTGGCGTTGGCCCACATATCCTCGTGACCGGCCACCTGCTCGGGAAGGAAGATTGGCTTCTCAATCGGCGTCAACGCGCTGATCTGGCCCAGCTTGGACAGCTGCATGTTCTTGAGGCGCTGCGCGTCCTTCGCCAAGCGCACATGCCCCATGCACCGCTCGATGTTGTCCACAACCCAGCGCTTGCCATAGACCGGGACGATGGGGATTTCTGTGCCTGCGATGTAGCCATAGTCCTCAAGGACGCCGCCGCCGGACATCAGATATTTGCGGACCTTCCGGCGCTTGACGCGCTTCTGACGGACCTCAACCGTGCCGATGGCTGCGAGGGTTTCCTCGAGCGTTTCGTCGTTCTCAAAGTCTGCCTGGCTGTA